CCTGGGCCTTGGTGGAGCTGGAGTCGATCGTGCCGAACGTCTTCGAGGTCGTTACCGATCCCGCTTTGACGGTCTTGGCCTCCAGCGAGCCCGACGACTGCTGCTGATACAGGGTGCCATCAGCGGCGCACTTGGCCAGCTCGGCGCCTGCCTGTTTGATCTCGGCGGGGATTGCATCCATGTCGACGCCGGAGAGGTTCAGCGAGGTCAGATAGGCATTGGCCTGCATGACCGCGCGCGCCTTCTTGTCCTCGGTGGACCATGCCTCGCCGAGGATGGCGTCTACGTCTGCCACGGTGATGTAGGTTGCCATCTGGCCTCCGCTTGAATGAGTGGGGCCGTAGCCCCGGTGTTACGACTGCGCCGGTGCTTCGACAGGCTTTGCGGCCTTGGCCGGCTCGTATTCAGCTTTGAGCTTTGCCCGAGGCGGCTTCTCGCACTCGCCATCACGACTCTCGGTCACGTTGGCGTCGATGATGCGCAAGCCGGCCTTCTTGGCGATTGCCTTGATGTCGTCTTCGTAGCGATGAAACGGGCCTGGCAGATACCAGATGTTCTTGTCGGACATGCTTAATCCTCAGCCGCGCCAGGCTGCCCCGGCGCGACCTTCAGTTGGTTACTTGGAAGCGTCACCGATCAGAGCGACACCGGCGGTGTGCTTGATGCTGGTAGCGGTCTTGTCCCAGTTCGAACCGGTGGCCAGCTCGGCGTCGGTTGGGGACTTGCCGCCGCTAGTGACATCCCATGTGTAGCCCTTAAGACCCAGAGCGAAGGTGTAGTCGGTTTGAAGCGTGGTTTCGATACGCTCCTTGCCGTTTACGGTCTGAACGTTGCTGATGATGTCTCGGCTGTCGTGAACCAGCGCTGCACCTTGCGCCAAGGAGAGGATGATCTCCTTGTTCGGAGTGCCGGCCACCATCAGGGCTGGGGCGTCAGTTACGACCGAGATCTTGCCGAGGATATCGATAACGCGGACGTTGCCAGCCACAAACAGCTGGGTGGCATTGTTGATGGCCTGATCCACCAGCTTGTGGTAGGTGGTGCCCTGCATGATCTGCGTGACCAGGTTCTGCGAAGCATCGCCGAACTTGGCGTGCGCATTGTTCAGGCCGGACTGAGAGATACCGGCAGTTGCCGACACGTCGTTGACGGCGGCTGCTTGAGCGGTGATCGCAGCAACCAGAGCGGCGATAGCAGTGTTCAGCTGATCCTTCAGCAGGATCTCGGCAAAGGCGCGCGATGCGACCTCAATGCCCTGAACGGTCGGACGCTCCAGCCAGGTCATTTGCGACGGCTCGTAACGAATCGGACCGAAGCCACCCGCGATCTTGACCGAGGCATTTTTCAGCTCGGTCAGATCGGTGATTGGCGCCGCACCGTTGGCAGCGTAGCGGTCTACACGGCGCTGGGCACCGGCCAGGTTCTGGAAAAACGACTCCTGCAGGAAGTCGCCGGTGAAGCCGTCCGGAGACAGGACGATAGCGCCTCGGCTGGCCGCGTTGAACGCCGCAAGCATCTGATCCAGGCTTTCCAGCGTGGCCGGCATGATGAAATCGTTAAACACTTGCATTTGAGACAGGGACATAAAGTCAATCCTTTACTTAAGGGGGAGGTCTGGGAACTTGCTTGCGAGTGCCTTGGTGCGCTCGTCTTTGTTGCCGCCGATGTTGCCTTGTGCGGCCCCGCCGCCTTTACCTGCACCGCCGGCCCCGCCGCCAGATGCTTTGCTACCAGCGATCAGCGGACCAAAGGCCGGATCGTTGGTGAATTCTGCTTTCAGCTCGTCCAGCGTTGCTGCGGAGAGCTTGCCGGAGGCGTCCAGCACGACGACGGTGGGTTTGCCGTCTCGTTGCTCGACGCTCAACCGGCGTTCGATGTGCATGTGCAGCGCCTTGGCGCTACCAGGAATAGCGATCTCATTGGCAATGTCCGTGGCGGTACGACCTACGGTTAGCTCGCGGACCTGATTGCTCAGCGTGCTGCGCTCACTGTCCAGTTGCCCGGTCAGCTCAGCCTGTAGGCGGTCGTACTTCTCTTTCCAGCTCTTTTCGAGCTCTTCGACGTTGCCGGATTTGCGGGCGCTTTCTTCGCGCTCAAGCTGTGCGGCATCTTCAGCTTCCTTTTTCAGGCGCTTGGCCTCTTTGGCCTCGCTCAGCAGGGTTGCCATCTGGTTTTTCAGGCCGGACACGTCTTCGGGTTGTGGCATACCCTCAATTTTCAGGACGTACTTGCCATCCTTCTCGGCGTACATGGCTTGAACGGATTCGTCGACGCCTTCGAGGGTGTCCAGTTGGAATTTCAAGGTCATTGCTGTCTCCCAGAGACTTGGTGCAGGCCCTGCCTGCGGAATTGAGGCCAGTTATGAGGCTGGCCGGTGACTTGTTAGAGACCCGCGCGCTCGAAAGCAGCGGCCTCTTTTTCGCGCAACTGGGCAAGGGTTAAAGTCTTGCCGTTGTCGTCCACGAACTTATCCAGGGTTAACTCGCCCTTCGTGAAAAGCTCATAACGATTCGGCCCCAGCACGTCGCGCTGAAACGATGCAGGTTGGCGGGATAGCCATTCCTGATAGGTGGTCTTGCTCGATACCAGTTCAACCCCGTTCGGCCCTACAGAGGGGCGCGTGGAGCCTTTAATCTCGCGGGCGTATTCGGCCTTGAGCACTGGAACGGTCGAAGTCCGGCAATTCCAGTGGAAAGGAGGCTTCGGTGCGTCGAACGGGAACACCTTCTGATCCACCTGGCGGCAGAACGGGGAGGTTTTACCGTCCAGAGTGGCAATTGCTCGCCACCCTTCGAGGATGTCGTCGTTCGCCTTCAGCACTTCCATGCGCGCCGTCGATGCGACGTGATTGGTCATGGTGCGAACTAGTGCCGACGCCTGATCCTGCTGCATCTGGTGAACGCTGGTGAGGCGCCCGCCAATCTGCTGGCTGGTCTCGCCCAGCGCAGAACCGATCTGAATCTCGCCGATGATCTCGGCAGCCTTCTTGGTCCCGAACTGGTCTAACGCGCCGCTGATGCTGATCCGTTGCAGGCCCTTGCGCGCCTCCAGCTCCAATGGGTCAGCCAGCGCAGCCGCGGCGACCATTTCGGGCGCCGGGACATTGAACTGAACAACCGCCTTGACCGCCTTTCCGAGCATGGTCGCGTTGAATTCGGCCTCATAGGCGCCGAAGTCGGTCAGATCCATGACGACCTGGCCTTTCATGTCGCCGTAGATGGCCGCCAGATCGCCGGACAGCGCGTCAATCTGCGAGGCGTACCGCTTGGTGCCGTATGCGCTCAATCCAGCCGCTACGCGCTCCCTTGCAGTGTTGATCGCCCTACTGATGAACTTGGCGGCCCGTTTCAGGTTGCCGCCCGCATAGCGCTGGACGTAGATCTGATGACGGGTTGCTGCGTCGGCCAGGAATCCCTGGGCACTCATACAGAATCGCCGACCACCGGAGCAGCCGCCTCGATGTCGTTGTCAATGTCGTCGTCGGTGCGATCAGCCTCGATCGTGCCCGACTGGCGCAGGTTGGTGCGAAGGTCTTTCTTGGCGATGACGCCCTGCTGCCACAGCTGGACCTGAGCCAGGATGTCTTGAGAGGTCATCACCTCGTCGAAGAAGGCCTGATTTAGCCAGAACACGGTGTCCTTCTCGCTCGGCTCGCCGATCATGAAGCGCTCAGCGTCCAGGATGGCCCGCTTCAGTGCCTCGGAGACGTTGCCGGCCACGGTGCCCAGGATCGAATTGTCCGAGCTGTAACGGATGCGCGCAGCCTCGGCTGTCTCGTTGCCGCCGCCCTGCTGGACGATACGAGCGCCGATCATGACCATCTGCTCCTGCTTGTCCTTCATCAGCTCCCGGGTCAGCTGCGTTGCTTCAGCCTGAACCAGCGTGGCGCTGCCGGACTTGCCGAGGTTGTAACCACGGCGGCTTCCAATGCGCATCCCGTTCGGGTTGAGCTTTACGAACTCATCCGGGGAAATATCAGTGGTCAGGAACAGTGTCGGCTGGCTGCTGATGAAACCAGACTCTTCCACCGTGGCCGAGTTGCCATAGTGCAAGATGTTCACGTCGGCCAAGTCTTCGAGCGGCGACTTGTCGATGTCGGCGTCGTTGTTCTCGGAGCCGAAGAAGCTGAACGGGATGTGATCGAATGGCTGGCCGTCCTTGTCGGTCGGCATGCTTTCTACCGGCTCAGCGCCATCCTTATACACGCGCTGAACGTATTGCTTGCCGTCGATCAGCAGTAGGACGCGATTCTGCTTGTACTCTTCGCGCGACAGCTGAGCTGGATTGAACTCTGTCACGCATTCCTGCAGGTTCACATAGACAAGGCGCTTCACGCCGTCGATGACTTCTTCATCCCAGTCGATGATCGACTCGGCGTCGTAGAAGTGGATCAGGGCTTTCTGCTTGGCCGCATCCGCCATGGATGAAACGCCGCTGGCCGCCTCGACCTTCGGGTAATCGACCAGGAAGCCGCCGCGCCCAGTATCCAGGCACTCGCCGACCGCCTTCTTCGACAGCTGCTCAAGGCTGGTGCCGTCGCCGCTGGCGTTCTCTTGTAGATATTCAACTTCGGTCGGCAGCGTAAGCTCGGCAGTCTTGCGGAACACGGCGCCCAGCAGGCCGGCCCGGGTGCGACCGGTGACGTTGAGGAACATCGCCCGCTTCTTGAGTTGCTTGTACCGCTCCAGGTTCTCCGGCGAATTGTCCGTAGGGTCAGGCTTCGGTAGGTATTCGTCGTACTTGCGTACCTCGCGCGCGCCCTTGACGCATCGCTTCACCAGACGCCAGCCAGGCAAGGCGTCGGCATATTCCTGCCGGGTGTCGCTGTAATTCGCCATGGATGGCCTCAGAAGGTGAATGTGACGGGGATTTCGGTCATGGTCTTGCGCTTGGTCTGGGAGACCGCGAAGTAACGCCAGGCGTCCGCGCCGTGAGACGTGCCGTCGTGCAATGGCTTGTCTTTCCAGCACCCGCGCTTGTCGTCCCACTCCTTGCGGTAGCCCTCAAGATGGGTGATGCCTTCGTCGCACTTTTCTTCATCGAACACGCAGCGCGGCAAGATCTCCCGGGCCGCCTCGATGCCGTCGTCGACACCGATCTTTGGCACGACCGTGAATGTCAGGCTGTAACGCTGGCCGTCGATCTCGTAGCCTTCCTGAGCAATTTCCTTGCGCGTCTTGGCGTCGCTACCGAACTCGCGGTTTTCGATGTCGTGCGGCCCCCAGTGCTCGGAATAGGTGTAACCCTTGTCCTTGAGCACCTTCATGTAATGCCGCAAACCTTCGCCGCTGTTCTCGT